GAAATCGTCAGGCCAGCAGTGCTCGCAGTATTCGTTGTGGTCGCACTTGCAGTGAGTCAGGTCGCGCGCGTCCCATGCCGCCTGCTTCGCCACCTTGTACGAATGCTTGCAGCAGAACTCTGGCTGCGCGGACTGCTGGGCGGAAATGGCGGCGACGATGCGGTTGTGCTGGGCGACGGTCATGAGGCTGTGCGCCTCAAGGGTTGGATTCCCCTCGTAAATATGCGTGCGCCGGAAAATGTCCCCGTGGTCTACGTGGAAGAATCTGTAACCAACCACCTCAACCTCTTCCACCTCACCCGGCGCGGATTGCTCGGCAACCGTCAAGGATTGCTTGTCAGTTGGGGATTGCTCGGAGGCTGGCTGGGCGGCTGGCGCGTCGAGCGGCTGGCACGCCATGAAAGTTCGCACCATGTCGCCCGCAGTACGGCCATACCATGGCTGTTTGGGTTGCTTGTCGCACCACTCTGCCAAGCGAGTAAGAAGCGCTTCTGCATCCGGCACACCCACCGGCAGGCTGGCGCGGGCTTGCCATGCGCTCCACATATTTGCAGGTTTGGCGTAGAAGTAGCGACTCTCGTGTGGCTTCTTGAGCATGTCTTCATCTGCGGCATACGCTTCACGCATCCACGCCTCAAACGCCGCCCGCTCCCGATCCATCTTCTGTTGTTCGCTCATTTTCCCCTCCAAGGGCACTTATCAGTATCGTGATCGTCTCGACCGCAATAGCAGCAGCCGGTTATGCGAAGTAGGCCCACAACAGACAGCATACGATGATGCCTCCCGTTACGATCAGCTCGGCGGGGCGCACGATATCAAGACCGCTTATCATGCGCTCGCCGTAGCGGCGTTGGTTTTGAATGTGCTGCTCAACCTGTGCGCGGTTGGCTTTGGTTGCTTGCTTCATCTGCTGCACCTCGAATAAGGGCAGCGCCTGGATATCATGGATGGCCGCTGTGCAACCGTGTTTCCGATGATAGAGCCAGTTCACTGGGAAGGGTGTGGCCGCTGGGCAGTCACGTGATCAATATAGGTTATAAAACCTGTCTAGGCAACGTAAGAGTCATTTATTTTTTTGACCCTCTGCAAATCCTTGAATTTCCCATATGCCTCGGATAGAGGCTGGGTCTGTCCTAGACCCTTGCAGTAGTAATCATTGCGCAGAATGCATCGGCACATGCGGCGCCATGAAGGTGCCCATTGCTTGACCTCAAGGTCATGCGGGGCGGCGTCTGGTATCTTCGAGTAGCCGCGCTTTTTCCATCCCGCAATGAATTTCTCAAAGCGCCAGCGGTAGTTATCCTGCATCGGCTTCGGCAGGCTTCGGAGCAGGAAATTCGTGTACTCCTGCCATGTGTAGCGGTCGGGCTTGGAAATCCGATTGGCGCCGTTGATGTTGCCTGTGTCCTGGCAGTACAGGGCGCCAGAGTTTACGCCGCTGACCCGGTTAAGCAGCTTGTACCAAGTCAACGGTTCAAGAATCTGGTAAAGCCAGAGTCCTTTCTTCTGGTCGTCACCGAACGGCTGGCATAGACGCTGGTTGCTGAACTTGACGCCAGCGCGAGTCATAAGGTCATAGATTTTGTTGTAGCCAAGTTCTTGGTTGCGCGCATGGAAAAGCCAGATATCCTCGGTGCGCCAGTCGTAAATCGGGTAAACGTTGAACACGTTTGGCGCGATCTTTGTTGTCCACTTGCGCCCGTTCATCATAAGGCCATCTTTACGCGAAACGATGGCACGGTAACGGTGCAGGCTTTCATCGGAGCGGATGCCGATAAAAGCCCCGCACGATTTACCCTGTGCGTACCACGGGCCGAAGATCACCATTAGCTCCTCGAACTCCATGCGCGGCACATAGAAGTCGTATTGTGATAGGTCGGCGGCAAGCTCCGGCTTTTCACGCACCCAGATATCCCGCTTGGTTTCATCCCAAGCGCACCACTTCGGCTCATAGTCAGACACGGCGTTACGCAGCAATAGTTCGCCGCAGAACCAATGCAAATCAATGCAGTCCTTGTACTCTTCCACCATCGCGTTGATATGGCGGATGGTCTCGCTGTACTGCGCCTCAAGGTCGATAATCAAGACGCCGACCGTGCGGCCACGCTTGCGCGCCTCTGCGCATACAAGGTGCATCATTACCGTCGAGTCCTTGCCGCCCGAGAAGCTGATATAGATTCGCTCCAAGGTGTCAAACGCCTCTGCTATGCGCGCCTTGCTTGCCTCAAGAACGCTGATCTCTTGATAGACTTTACGGCTCATCAATAAATCTCCACTTGCCGGCCAAGGCTTGCGGCCTCTGCCATATCAATAGGCTCGCGGCCATAACGGGATAGCCATTCGTTGATGACCTCAAGCGCGACCTGATTTGCCGCTTCCTGCTGTTCTTCGGTTAGCAGGTTGTACCCGCTGCAAAACTTGGACGGCACGCCTGTCGCGTAGCACATGGCAGCCTGCCCGACCCAGGCGATGCGGTTCATGGCGAAGTTCGTCAGGTAGTGTTCGCACGAGTTTTTCCACTCATTGATCACGCCCATTGCTGCTATACGGAAACGATCCGTATCGGCCAGGAAGTCGCGGTATGCAATCTTGCACTGCTCGCCTGTCATGCCGTCTACCTGCTGCTTGTAGAATCCGGCTTTCTCGCATTCCCATTTGTCGTAGGTGTGGAAAATCCGGCTCGTGTTGTCTTGGTGCGGGATTCGATATTCAGCGATCTTTTCTTCCGGCACTTCGTCTGTTACGTCCTCCCAGTCGGTCGTCACGTCGTCTGCCTCCCATGCCCGACTAAAGTCCTTGTCGCTGAAAAGATGCTCCATGCCGCTAATCTGGCACAAACGCAGCACTTCCTCTTCATCCATGCCCAGCTCCCTGGCGATCCGTTCATTGCGCCAGTTCCTGTTTTTCAGCTCAATGACAATCTCGCTCATTGCGTCAACTTGGTGCTTACCGCGCGCCCTGTTGTGGCGGATTGTCGAGGCCATGCGGTCGTTCTTCGAGCTTTGCTCTTTGCGAATATCAACCACCGGGAGATAGCCGCGCACCCGCTCTTGTACGACCTTGGATTCCTTGCCGACCCGGTGACGGTGGAAGCCGTCGATAACCTCGATTGCGTTTTTCTCTGGATTGCTCCAAGAAACGATAGGCTGGGTATAGCCGTCGTTCACGATAGACAGTTCCAGCAGCTTCATTTCTGGCGGCGCGACTTTGTTGGGGTTGTAGTCGTTATGGGTGACATTGGTGTTTTCTACCCAGCGGACGAAGTCAACGGGTTCATCCTTGAACGGACTGGCCTCATGCAGTTTTTCGCGGATGCTGTTGAGGGCATTGACCTTTTCTTTGAGCGGCATTTCAGAAATCAGCTTTACGGCAATATCGCCAAGCTCTTCGATTGTCATGCCGGCTGTGCCGAATATGCCCATCTGGCCATCAAGCTTTTCGCTCATTGGTTTCTCCTGTGGTTTTATATGTGACAAGTCACAATTTATAGTTTTCGATCAGGTAAGTCAACGCCTCCCCCTTCCATTGCTTCCCGGTGAAACCCTGCGCCCTGGCTATTTCCTCCAGCTTCCGCATGGTCGCGCCGTAGACGATGAACTGAATGCGTCCACCGCCCAGCCTGGCCAGCGCTTCGGCCTCCTGCTTGCGCTGCTTGGCTTTGCGTTCTGCGTCGGTCATTGGCATGGGGCCAGCTCCATATCGCGGTCATTCCAGCCAGCCAGCCACCAGTGGCGCAGCTCCCAGTTAAGCGTGGCGGGCGGCACCTTGTTTCCGCCCTGTTCGCGGCGTTCGCGGCCCATGTGGTAGGCGCGGGGTTCGGTGGGTTTCATGGGTGGTGCTCCATGGCGGCGTCGATGGCGGCGTCGATGTCATCTCCAGACCATGGGATAAGCTCCCAAGAGCCCACCTCGGCAATTGTGAGAGATCCACTCATTCCGCATTGCTCTCGAAGCCACCTGTACCGCGCCGCATCAGCCTCGGCGGCGCGCAGGCGGGTGATAATCGATGCAATGGATAGCGGACGAATCTGCGACATAAACTCAAATTCTTCTTCGCTATCCTCATATCCACCAGGGTTTGCGACGGCTGCATCTGCCAACGCCTCCAACTCCGCCAATTGCTCATCCGTAATGCTTGGTACTGGTGGTGTGGTCATTGCGGTTGCTCCTCGTCAATACCCCATCGCTCGGCCTGCTCAAACAGCTTGTTTGCGTCCCAAAAGATCGAAGACGCATCGTCAGCAGTTGCGCACCATCCATAGTTGTCGCCATCGTGGCTGTAGTCCCATCCGAGCTGAAATGAGCCAATTTCGCCGCGTTCATCGCGGTGAGACTTGAACAAGCTGACATAGCTATGGCACGTGAAATGCGGTTGGCTCCACATATCGCCTAGCGGCCTGAAAAAACTAAAGGCAGGATGGCCAGGATAGACATACAGGTAGACGCACCAGCGGTTAGCGTCGAACTCGTCAAGTCTGCGAGATGTGTGCCGGCTTACGACAACGCAGAAATCTTTGCCTTCGCGCTTCCACTCATCTTTCTTTGTGTATTCCTCGGTGACTTTGCTCATGCCCTATCCCTCAAAATAATCTGCGCATCCCGCAGCCTTTGCCGTTGTTTGTTTGCAACATGCCGCGCCAGGCATACGAGCGAATCCCGCACGCCTTCGCAATACTGCCGCTGGTTGCGGCCATCGTTGATGTAGGTGATCAGCGCGCTTAGCTCGATCATGGGTGCTGGCGACAATGACAGGTGCCTTATGGCGGCGCGGGCTTCGCGTTCGTGGTTAGTCATCCCCCAGCGTCCCCGCATATTCCTCAGCAAACTCCGCGACCATTTCATAGGCCAAGCTCTCGACGAACTTGCGCCCCATGAATGCCTCGAACGCCGCGCGGGCCTTGTCACCCTCGCCAAGTGCTGCGTACAGGATCATGGCGGAAAAGTTGCCGTCGTCGTCGGCAGCCTGGCAAGTCAGCTCGGCCAGCTTGTCAGCCAGTGCGAACGCACCCAGGCGTTCGATGTTGCCGATCACCAGCGGCTTGCATTCCATCAGTCGGTCAGCAGCATCGGTTGCCCATGCGTCACCGGCTACTGTGTCGATGAACGATTCGGTGCAATCTGGCTCGGCCAGGTCGTACATGAGTTGGGCGGATCGTAGGGCGTTGTTCATTGTTCACCTCTGGCTTTGGCGATGGCGGCTCGGGCTTTTGCTTGGAACTTTCCCAGGAAGCCGCGAGAACACTGATCGCCGATCTCCATCGCCATTTCAAGCGCCTCCAGCAAATCAGGCGCGGCGGAGATTAGGTGGGCGTTGGCATTAAGCTCATAGGCCGGCGCGTGAGCGTCCTGAACAAGAGCGGAGAACCGGTTAACGCCTTCTGCGTTCAGCGCGTAAACAGTTCGGCCGGCTAGCAACCACGGCCCCGGCGTATGCCCACTCATACCACCCCCTCCCACTCCCGCTTTGCATCCCAATACGCCGCCAGCGCGGCACCCATTGCAAGCCAGTCACGCATGGCGTGCAGCTCGCGTATTTTCTTTACTGCTCGATTCAGCCGGCCCATGGCGGCGGCTCGTTTGGCTGGGGTGTTCATGGTGTTCTCCAGTGGCTTATTCGTTGAAATTTCTATCGAACCAATAATCATGGCCCTCATTGGAATCTGACCAAGGAAACAACATATCCAGAGAATCTGTTTCTTCAATAAAGGATTCTGGATCGCATCCGCTTTCTTTGACGTTTGCGATTACCCGGTCAGAGTCGCGGCGCACAGCGGCATCAAGGGCATCGCCCGATAGGCCGATTGATTTATGGAATCTGGTGAGCTGGTCAATGTATTTCATGGTTTTCTCCAGTGGTGTGACCTGTCCTGAGTATTTTATATATCTTGCTGGGGAGTGCAAGGATTATTTTTAACGTATGCCTCTACCGCCTCCATTGCCGCTTCCCAGCCGTGCGCGACCGCTATGATGTAGCCGCTCTCTTGGCATGCTTTACAGGATCGAGATTACGCGCCGCTCCTGGCGCAGCAACTCGGCGTCAATAGCAAGCCCTAGCTCGGTGTGACGCTGGCGAGCTGAATTGCGAATGCCTTCGTGTTTAGACTGTAGCGATGGCTTGATATCGCGCTGCTCAGCCCGTAGTGCTTTGATCTTTGCTTGACTATCCATTGTTATCTCACTTGATCGTCAGAGATGGTTTGGTTTCAAGGTGAGCGCCTGGCACTTCCTTTCCAGCCTTGATTGCGTCTGCAATGGCGGTTTTGTTCGGCGCCTTTGTCCAGCGCACATAATCGCTGTCATCAGGCAATGCCGATTCGTCGTCGATAACGACAGACGGGCGACCTTTGCCCAGCTTCGCGGTGAATGACCCGTCAATCGCCTTAATCTCGCTGATTCCGGCCTTTTCCATATTGGTGCGCAGATACTCACGCAGATTATCTGCGCGCTTCTCCAGCGCTTTGCGGCGGTCACTGATGCGCTTCTCTACTGCCTTGATGGCGTCAATCTCGGCACCAAGGTTCAGGGTGAACGCTGCGACCGCCTCGCCCTTCTTGAGCAATTCGCCGCTCAGTGCCTCAAGGGTGTCGCGCACTACGTCATCGGACAGGTCGGCATCGCTCAACTCTTGCAGTGCCTGGCGGTATTCTTCGGCCATGTGGTACAGGGAAAGGCTCATCGTGTTATCTCCTATGCGTTAAGGCCTTCGCCGTTTTCATCGTGCCACTGCTTGTGATGTGCAGCGCAAAGCCATCTTACGTTTAGCGGTTTTGAGTAATCATCATGGTGTGCGTGTACAGATACTGTAGATCCACAAACACAACATGGCTCTGCAAACAGCTTTCCATCACGGATAGAGTTGTTGACTATGTTGTGCGCGCGATACTTGTTTGGGTTGCGTTCTCTGTAATCCTTTAAGTAACTGCTTGGCTGTCTGTTTCCTCGCGCCCTGTCGTATTCCCTGTAATAGTCGATTTTGGCTAGCCTGTTAGCTCTAACCATTTTCTTTACGCATTCCTTGCAATCGTTCCTACTTTTGTAAAAAGTAGATTCTTCCTTTTCTTCTCCGCACTTCTTGCATTTCTTCATGATTGCCTCCTATCACTAGAAGGCAATCGTAGGCCACCGATTAAAGTAAAGGCATTCTTAGAACGGAATATCCATATCGTAGTCATCGTCCGGCGCTGCCTGCTGGCTTTGCTGCTGACGTGGCGCACTGGCATTGCGTGGCGCCTGCTGCTGGCCTTCTCCCTTACCGCCAAGCATCTGCATCTGGTCGCAGATAATCTCAGTCGTGTAGCGCTTAATGCCGTCCTTTTCCCATTCTCGGGTGGCCAGCTTGCCTTCGAGATAGACCGACGATCCTTTGGTCAGGTACTGGCCGGCAATCTCTGCCAGCTTCCCGAAGATGACAACGCGGTGCCATTCCGTCTTGGTCTGCTTTTGGCCGGTTTGCTTGTCCTTCCATTCCTCATTGGTTGCTGCTGTGAAGTTGGTCACGGCGTTACCATTGGGCATGTATCGGGTTTCGGGATCGCCGCCAAGCGTGGCGACCAGAATCACTTTGTTTACTCCACGCATTATGCGTTCTCCTGTAGTTCGGCTTTGCGTTTGTCTTTTGCTGCGTTAAGTCGCGCCAGCGCTTCTTCATTGCCGCTGACGATCCGATAGGCCGCGGCGTAGATCGATTGCAGCTCGCCCATGGTTTCGCACAGCGGAATGCGCTCGATTGCCTCTGCTGCCGATTCAGCTTGCTGTTGTTCCTGGCTGCGGCCAACGTTCAACCATGCAAGCAGTCGCTCGCCAGTTGCAGGCGTGATCACCTCTGGCTCTTTGAACAGCTTGGTACGGTCTTTGGTTGCGACCGCGACGTTGCCATCGTGAACCAGGTCCAGCACGACAGTGAATTCATATTCGCTTCCATCTCGTTGCTCTGACTTCATGCCCAGTTTGAGTATCTTCTTGCCCTCGCCTTGCACGGTTTCGGTCTTACTGCGCATGGTGCAGATAATGTGCATGGGGCTGGTCAGAATCTTGTCGATTAGCGCGCGGTGGCGAGGCGTGGTTTCGTTCCAGGCAGACCATGTATTGCCCTTGTACTTCGCCTTTGCGATGGAATCATTGATCTCAAGGCAGCCGCCAGGCCCTGTCCATTCATGCGAATAGCTGTCAATAATCAGCGTCGAGTAACCCGCAGCCTCTGCCGCTTTGATCGCCTCGATGTAGCGCTCAGGCGAGTACGGCGCGTGAAGCTCCATAACGTCGAACTCCACCGTGTCAGCGTACAGCGATGCGCTGCCGTGCTCGGTGTCGATCACGGCAATACTTCCACCTAGCCCGCTGGCGAGCTGTAGTGCCGAATAGGTCTTGCCTGATCCACTCGGGCCTGCAAGTGCTAGCCGTAGCCTTGCCTGCTTGCGTTCTGCCTTCTTAAACATCTTTATTCCCCTTGGTTATCCCACTGCTTTTCGATGCGCTCAGCTTCCTGCATGTACTGCTCTCGGTCTTCGCCTGAGAACTGATCAGGCCGGAACTCCCCGACTAGCGCCCAGTCCGTTTGCGCCTGCGTTGCTGGCTTGAGTTTGCTCATATTCTTCTCCCGTGGTGGTTCTTTCTACCTGTCGCCAGTCTAGGGCTGGAAGTATCAAAGGTCAAGAAGTAGTTGCAGAAAAACTATTAGGCGCTATGATGACCTGCAACAACCACCAAAAAGGGTCGCCGCGATGCGAGTAGACGAAGCAGTAGAGTTTTTCGGTTCACAAAAAGCGCTGGCAGAGGCAATCGGGATTAGCCCCTCTGCCGTTTATCAATGGGGGGAAACCATCCCGCCGAGTCGGCGCCAGTCGGTGCGGATGGCCATGAAAGAAAGGGCGGAGCAACTGGAACAAGAAGCCATAATTCTTCGTGCAAAGGCTAAGGAAGAATGATTGGCGCCCCCTCAGATAGCGGCTAAAATATCCCTGCGGCTGGCGTGGAACCTGGCCGCAAGATACATAGCGATTGACCGAGCGCAGCCCGTAGTGGTTTGCGTGGTAGATCATTGCGTTTCTCATGCTCGGGGATCGCGGCGCAATGATCTGTTCCACCCACGCAAACCAGTGCGGGTTTTTTATTGGGTGAAATTCATGCACCAGAAATTCAATGGCACTAATCCGAAGTACAAAAACCACTCAGAGCATCAGCTTTGGCTTGAGTACGCACACCTTAAGCGCGAGTTCGAGAAGAATAATCCGACCGCCTCAGCCGAGGAATATGACCGATTCATTGATCGGATCGTTGCAGAGCTGGGGATTTAGGATGGCCAGAGCAAGGAACATAAAGCCGGGATTTTTCTCAAATGAGAACCTGGCAGAGCTATCGGCCTTTGACCGCCTCCTGTTCGTCGGGCTTTGGTGCCTGGCGGACAGGGAAGGCCGCCTAGAGGATCGTCCGAAGCGCATCAAGATGGAGCTTTTCCCGTGCGATTCCTACGATGTATGCGAAGGTCTGGAGTCGCTTTCTGCTGCCGGATTCCTGAAAAGGTACGAAGTCAAAGGGCAAAAGATTGTCGAGATTGTCAATTTTGCCAAGCATCAAAGCCCGCATGGCTCTGAGCGTGACAGCGTGCTACCGGATGAATATGGTTATCTAACCGTCAACGAACGGTCTAGAGGCGTGATTCTTAGTGGTAAATCACGAAAGATTCACGTTGATGAACAGGAGGTTAACGTTAAACCACCGTTAGATAACGGTGAGTCTAACGGTACGGAACGCCCTGATTCTCCGATTCTCCGATTCTCCGATTCTCCGAATCCTGAAGATAAAAGCTCTTGTCCTCAGCAAGCTGATGACGGCCACCGATTCCGCTTCGCGGATATTCAGGAAGCCTACAACCGCATATGCTCACCAACCCTACCCAAGTGCATGAGCGCCACCGAGGAAAGGAAGCGCAAGGCGAAGCGAATGGTTGACCTTGAGTTCAACGGCAAACGACCGTTCCGCGAACATGGCCTGGCGATGTGGGAGAGCTATTTCCGTGACTGCCTGACCAACAAGCATTGGATAGGCGAGAACGATAGGGGCTGGCGCGCTGACTTCGACTTTGTGACCAACCCGAAAAACGCAATCAAGCTGCTGGAGCGAATCTGTGGATAGTCGAGAATTGGTATCAATCGAAGCTGAGCATGGCGTGCTTGGCGCTCTGATGAAAAAACCTGAACTCTGCGAGACTGTAGGGGCGTTTCTTTCCTCCACTGACTTCGCTCATGAGGACAACGGCGCGCTGTACAACATGATCCTTGGGTGCCATTCCAAGAAGATCACGCCAGACCCTCTGGCGCTTGCTGAGATTCGCGCAGAACTTCCTAGCGGCGACATGACCATGGTTTACGCAGGCGAGCTGTGGAGCAAGGTTCCAAGCGCCGCAAACGGCGTTCACTATGGGCGCATTGTGCTGGAGCGGTCGCGCGCAAGGGCGATGTATGAGGCTGGCCGCGCCATCATGGAATTGGCAGAGACTCGCGGCAAGATCACTGATCAGATTGCCATGGCTCAGCAAATCACTATGGACTTAACATCGGCTGATGAGCGCCCCGACACCGTCCAGCTATGGGAGGCCATGGTTCCGGTCTTTGATCGAATGGAGGATATCCGCGCTGGCAAAATTGAAAACGGCCTTAAGTTCGGCCTGCCTGACCTAGACAACATCATTAAAGGTCTGCGGCCTGGAAACCTTGCAATCATCGCGGGTCGCCCTGGTACTGGTAAAACGGTCTTAGGCGTTGGCCTTGCCGAGCAAATTTCTCTAAAGAACAAAGGCTCAAGCCTGATCTTCTCGCTTGAGATGCAGGCGGATGAGCTTGCAAAGCGCACACTCGCCTCAAGCGCTGAGGTTTCGCAAGAGCTGATTGATAACGGCAAGGCGTGTGACGATCAGGGTAAGGCCGACGACATGATGCACGTCATATCTCTGGCCAAGTCATCTGACATGCGTATTTGCGACAAGGGCGGACTAACCTTCTCCCGGTTATGCTCAATTGCCAGGTTCGAGCATCGAGCCAGAAAGCTAGACGTTATCGTGATTGACTACCTGACGTTGATTCAATCAGACCCAGGCTCTCGGGTTCAGAACCGTAACCAAGAGATTGGCAACTTCACACGCGGCCTTAAGGCGCTGGCAAAGGAGCTGCAAATCCCTATTGTCGTGCTGGCTCAGCTAAACCGTGGGATTGAAAACCGCGCAGACGCAACGCCAAAAATGAGCGACCTTCGGGACTCTGGCGAGATTGAGCAGGACGCCGATATGATCATTTTTGCTCACCGCGACAATCGCAGCGAACACGGCGCCAATGGGATAACCGAGATTGACGTGGCGAAGTGTCGCCATGCTCAGGTCGGGTTCTGCCTTTTGAAATTCCAGGGGGAGTTTGCGCGATTCGTCATGCCCGACCAAGCCACGGCGGCGCGCTACATGGAAGCCAAGAACGCTCCACAAGAGAAGCCGAAAAGCAGCAAGGAATTTCTGTGAGGACAATGAGCAAATCATGGCTAATACCACTGGAGGAAATGAAATGAGCATGATTGGAATTTGTGAGGGTTCAGAGCATCGCGTCGCATACCCGATGATTTTGGAGCCTGTCGAGCTGCTTGGCGATGACGGGCCATATCAGACCAAATCATGGCGCCCAGGCGTTAGATATGTGATCGAATGCCCGTATGGTGATTCTACCGCCTCAGCCGATGGCGTTGGATGGATGGTCCTAAAGGTTGTGAGCGTTCACAAGCCTGGAAAGTACCCTGAGCGCGTTTTCTATACGCGGTCATGGGTTAGTCCTGATGGCCATGTTTTCGGCAATTCCAAATTGCGCATGACTACTACCCAGGCGTTCAGGTCGATGGCCAAGGGGTTCCGCTACGAGTACGAGGTGGAGGCATGACCAATCAGCAAGCCATCACCGTTCACGCCCTGAAGTCACAAGGCTTCGTAGTTACCTACCATATGCAAAAGATCAGGATGGAGCGCGGCAACGATAAGCGGATGATCCATGAGGATGGGTCTATGCGCCGTGCAGAGGGCGCAAGGCGATGAGTGAGACAGTCAAAGGCCGCCACTTTTTCGCGCCAGGCATAAACCGCGTGCGTGATGCGTTCGTCTCGGCATTCAAGTTTGGCGAGTCGCTGGCCGTATCGTCTGCCGTTGAAATCATGGTGCGACCAGTAAAGTCGCGCCGGTCGCTGGCGCAGAATGCGAAAATGTGGGCGATGCTTGGCGACATATCCAAGCAAGTCGAGTGGCCTGTCAACGGCATAATGACCAAGCTTGAAGCTGAAGATTGGAAAGCGATATTCACAGCAACCGTTCGGCAAGAAGTCCGCATGGCTGCCGGCATCAATGGCGGCGTTGTCATGCTCGGGCGGTCAACCAGCAAAATGAGCGTACAGGAAATGACAGATGTGATTGAGTTTATGCATGCGTTCTGTGCCGAACGTGATGTTGTCCTGGGCGACCGCGCCCGCATGGAAATACCGGATGAGTGGGAAAGCGAATGAAGGCAATCAGCGGAAAGCCCAAGAAATGCAAGTCCTGCCGCTGCGAGTTCGTGCCGTCAAAGCCATTGCAGGTGGCATGTGGCGTTAAATGCGCGCTAGACCTAGCCAGGGCGAAACAGGCAAAGCAAAAGCGTCAGGAAGCCACCAAAGAGCGCGCAGAGCACGCAAAACGCAAGGAAGCGACCAAGACCAAGGCCCAGCACGCGAAAGAGGCTCAGGCGGCGTTTAATGCGTGGGTAAGGTTGCGTGACCAGGGGAAGGGCTGCATATCGTGCGGGACAACAGCGGACTTGCAATATGCGGCCGGCCACTATCGAACCGTAGGTTCATGCCCTGAGCTTCGTTTCGAGCCGCTAAACGTGCATCTGCAGTGCAACCGGAATTGCAACATGGGGAAGTCCGGCAACATCCTTGAGTACAGGATTAACCTGATTAAGCGCATAGGGCTGGATAAGGTCGAATGGCTTGAGGGAAAACACGAACCCAAGCGCTACACCGTCGAAGACCTGAAAGCGATCAAGGCCAAGTATCGGGCGCTGGTGCGGGAAATGCAGAAAGCGGGCTAGTTATTTATTTCCACGCCCCTTGCATTCCCCACCAAAAAACATAAAATAACCCCATCAACCACTCAGGAGACCCAGCATGACCCCCAGCCAATACGTACACGACCTGATGACCAACGACCTGCCGGACGAGGATGATCTGGTCATCGATGAAGTCCTGAAAGACGGCGAGCCGCTCCCCTGGATGAACGTCCGCGTTCTGGTTCACCAGTCGGCCAAGAAGCTCGGCGTGAAGATCAAGACGCGCATCCGTAACGGTAAGATGTTGGTTTGGCGCGTACAGCCATGACCCACTGCCCAACCTGCGGCGCCGAACTGGTCGCACTGCGCAGCATCAACGCGAAGATGTGCAGCGGTCCGTGTAAGACCATGTTCGACTGGCACCTGGCACCCGGACAAAAACCCCTTGTCGGCAGTAACCGGCAGGATCGTAAAACCACTGGAGAGTAACCCTATGCAATTCCAAGAATTCAAAGCAAACGTTGAAGCGTGGCAAGAAGCGCGCGGCATCTACGAGCACAGCACGGCACAGGCTCAGTGCCTGAAAGCTATCTCAGAGGTTGGCGAGTTGGCCGACGCGGTGATCAAGGGCGACCGTGAAGGGCTGATTGATGCAATTGGTGACGTGGCCGTGTGCCTCGTCGGTGTGGCCAAGATGGTCGGTCATGAGTTTGATCTTGACTATGTGTTCGATGAAGACAAGATTTCCGTTTCTGAGCATGACTGCGCGCTTGGCGCTTCATTCGCCATCGGCCAACTGGCATCTAGCTTGCGGGAAAATCCAAGCAAGTTCACCGCTTTAACAGAAGTCGCGCTTGATATGGCTTTCTACGGCCTTCAAGCCAACGCATTGGTAAACAACCTTGCCCTCATGGACTGCTGCGAATCCGCCTGGAACCAGATCAAAGACCGCAAAGGTCGCATGGTGCCGGGTGGGGCGTTTGTGAAGGAGGACGAGAAATGACCCACACAACCCGAGTAACCCGCGTGCACGTCCTGACAGAAGGCGAGCCGCTGTTCGACGAGCGCGGTTTTAGCGTAGAGATTGACGACGAAGGTGGCGGCGAGTTCGTTGTTGTCCACGACAGAGATGGCGAGATTCGGCTTAACGCAGAAGAATGGCCGGCGCTGCGCGAGGCGATTGATCGGATGGTGAAGGAGTGTAGGGAATGAGCGACCTACGCGTACCTGCCGGTTTTTACCGAGAGCTTTTGGCGCTCAGGGATTTGCGCAATGCCGTGCGTGTGTATCACGACAGATTTATGCTGGACGAGATTGAAACAGCAGAAGTCTGCTGCGTAGAAGGTCAGCACGATGCGGCGATTAGCGTTCACGACGCCCTTGAATATGCCGAGGCGCACGTTTGGCACTCTCAGCATGATGCCGCCATCGAATCCACAGGAGTGAAAACGAAATGACCACATCAGACGGCAGCACCGCCAGCTACTACGAACTGCCAGCAGGCTGCACAGAACTGCAAGACCTGATCAGCCATCGAAACATGAACGCGCAGGACGGCGAAATCTTCCGGGCGATCTACCGCAAGGGACGCGCAAGTCACAGCGACGAACTGCGCGATGCTCGCAAAGTGCTGTTCTATGCGCAGGCAGAGGTTAAGAGGCTGGAGGCAAAGATGGATAATCGCCATGAGGCGACGCCGAACTACCTAGAGTTTCGCCAACGCCCAACCCCAACAACCAACGCCGGCCCCATGCTACACTGCCCGGACTGTTCCGCTGAACACTGCCCATGTGTGGCGAGGTAACTGACATGCGAACTCTAATTCTTGCCGCACTGCTTGCCGCAGCTCCAGCCATGGCAAACGACTGGAACCAACGCGCCCAAGGCTGCGCCATGGTTGCAGCTACCGCCCGCAGCATCATGCAGGAGCGCCAGAACGGTGTTCCGAAACAGCACCTGCTGAACATGGTCAGCAGCGAGTACGGTCGCAGCATCATCGAGGACGCTTATACCGTCGAAGTATTTGATGGCGACCACCAGGTTAAGATTCGCCGGATCATCATCGAGGCGTTCCGCGACCGGGTTTACGTTAACTGTTTGAATGGGTATTGAAGATGGCAAGGCCAGTGGGGCGCCCAAGCAAATACACCGATGAACTGCAAGCGCGCGCAGAAGAGTACATCGCCACTTACGCAGAGCTTGGCGATGTTGTCCCTACCGTAGTTGGCCTTGCTTTGTTCCTTGGAGTATCAACAAGCACGGTATACAACTGGGCAAGCGAAGAAGTTAGCCAGGAATTTTTGGACATCTTTATGCGTGTAGAGCAGTTGCAACATCAGGGGCTGGTTAATAACGGGCTTGCTGGCACGTTTAACCCGGCCATTACAAAGATGATGCTGACTAAGCACGGATACTCTGACAAGATCGAGCAGGCGCATACTTCGCCGGACGGGAGTATGTCGCCGACTCGTATCGAGTTAGTTGCCCCAGACATGGACGATTAATGTCCACCCTTCGCATTGAAATCCCGCCAAAGCTAATCCCTGTATTCGCAAAGCCTGTAATGCGATACAGGGTGGCATACGGCGGGCGCGGTTCGGGCAAGACTTACACCTTTGCCAAGATGCTGGCCCTCCGTGGCGCCATGTTTGCTAACGCCGGTATATCCGGCGTTTTGCTATGTGGCCGTGAATATATGAACTCGCTTAATGAGTCCTCGATGGAGGAAGTCAAGGCCGCGATTAGATCAGAGCCGTGGCTCACTTCTGTGTATGAAGTTGGCGAGAAATACATTCGGACAAAGTGCGGTAGCGTTTCGTTTGTTTTTGCTGGCTTGCGGCACAACTTGGACAGCATCAAGTCCAAGGCTCAAATCTTGATCGCATGGATTGACGAAGCGGAGACCGTTAGCGATATCGCGTGGAAGAAACTACTTCCAACTGTGCGCGCTGAAAACTCTGAAGTATGGGTGACGTACAACCCGGAAGTAGAAGGCAGCCCGGTTGATGTTAGATTCCGCAAAGCTGATCTAGGCAGCGACGGTATAGTTGTTAGCGTCAACTATGACGATAACCCCTGGTTCCCGTCAGTGCTGGAACTTGAGCGCCAGCGCGACCTGAAAAACTTGCCGTATGAAGAGTATGAATGGATATGGGAAGGCGCTTATCGCCAGATCAGCGACGCGCAGATATTCCGTGGCAAGTATAAAGTCGAAGAGTTCCAACCAAACCCGAAAACTTGGAACGGGCCATATTGTGGCTTGGACTTCGGGTTTGCTAACGATCCAACTGCCGCCGTTAAGTTGTGGGTAAATGACGACAAGCTGTATGTCGAATATGAGGCGTACAAAGTAGGACTTGAGATTGACGAAACTTCGGAGTACGTCAACGGGCTTATTCCTGAGTTCTCCCGCCACGTTGTCAGAGCAGATAACGCGCGCCCGGAAACTATCAGCTACTTGCGGCGCAAAGGCATGCCAAGAATCAAGGCGGTCGAGAAAGGCAAAGGCAGCGTAGAGGATGGCATCGAGTTCATAAAGTCGTTCGATCAGGTTATCATCCACCCACGTTGCACCAACACGGCTAAAGAGTTCAGGCTGTACAGTTACAAGGTGGATCGTCTTACCGAGGAAATCAGGCCCGACCCGGTTGATGATAATAACCACGCGATTGATGCTATAAGATATGCACTTGAGCCAGCCATGAAGCGTAAGGGCATGAAAATCAACCCAGAGGCACTGTTATGAGAAACCTATTCCGGCGCAAGCCTGACCCTGCTTTAGAGCTGGAGCGCGAGAGGCTGGAGCTTGAGAAGAAGCGCCTGCGCATGGCTCAGCGGATGCTTGCCGAGCAGTCCGCACCAAAACAAGCGCCGGAATACAAAGCCCCCTGGCTGCCTGCTGGCGTAGTGCCCAAAGGCAAGACTGCGCCAGTCGCCCAGGATAGTTGCTCTACGATCTACCAATATGCCGGCGAACAAGACGCTAACTTTTTCCCGGCGTTCGTGGGCTATCCCCAGCTTGCCATGCTGAGCCAGTCGAGCGACTACCGCAGCGTGCCGGAAACGACCGCCACCGAAATGACCCGCAAGTGGGGCAAGTTCGTGCCGGTGGGCGACGACGAAAACGATGCTGACGCCGAAATCCGCGCCGAGAAAATCGAAGCGCTCGAAACCGAGTTCAAGCGCCACGACATTCGCAGCATGATCCGTCGCGTTATCGAAGTAGATATGACCATGGGCCGCGCCCAGGTGTTCATCGACCTTGACCACGCCGACACGTCGCTGCCGTTCGTCACAAGCCCAATCGGCGTCAAGAAAGGCGCGCTGCGTGGTTTCAGTGTCATTGAGCCTATCTGGTCAACCCCGAGCGCCTACAACGCGAACGACCCGACCCGGAAAGATTTCTTTGTCCCTGAGCGCTGGTACGTCATGGGCCAAGACGTTCACGCCGACCGGCTAATCACCGTCATCATGCGCCCCGTTCCGGACATGCTGAAACCCGCCTACAACTTCGGCGGCATATCCATGCTGCAACTCATGATGCCGTATGTGCAGCGCTACCAGCGGACGGCTGACAGCGTTGCCGAGCTGGTGCATGCGTTTAGCCTGACCATCCTGGCTACGGACATGAGCAGCATCCTGGCGGGCGAGAACGACCCGAACACCCTGCTACGCGCAGGCCTGTTCAACAAGTACCGCGACAATACCGGCTTGATGCTGCTGGACAAAGAAGCTGAGGAGATCAGCCAGATCAACACGCCACTGACTGGTCTTCCTGAGTTGTTGCGTCAAGCCCAGGAACAGATGGCAGCGCCTTCGCACACGCCGCTGGTCAAGCTGCTGGGCGTCACACCATCCGGGCTTAACGCCAGCGCCGAGGGTGAAATCGAGGTCTACCGCGATTACATCAGCGCGCAGAACGAGGCGCACATCCGCCCCGTCATCGAGCGCATTAGCGAGATCATGCAGCTCTCCCTGTTCGGCGAGATTGACCAGTCGATCCGCTGGGAGTTTGAGCCGCTGAAGCAGATGGACGCTAAAGAGCTAGCGGAAATCGGCGAGGTGAAAGCAAGAACGAGTGTCACCCTGGTGGACGGCGGAATCATCTCGCAGGAAGAGGCGCGGCAGACGCTTGCCGACGATCCAGCTAGCGACTATTCGAACATTGTCGTTGAGGATGTGCCGGAGATACCCGGTGGCGAGTTTGAGGATACGGAACTGATCGTATGATCACCCGCAAATCAGTCACCCTACGCCCCATCCGGCCCAACGCCGGATTGCAGGCCAAGTACCGCGCAGAGCTGAACAGCTTGCTGCGCCAGGTGCGTGACGACGTGCTGGCCGAGGTCGAGCGGTACAAGCACGTGCCACCGGAACCTGTGGCGCTGGATGCGCACCCGCTAGAGAACGCAATTCGCGCCCTGATGATCAAGTGGATCAGCAAGCTGGGCGATCTAGGCGAAAACATTGCGCGCGGGTTTATCAAAGGCAGCCTCAAGCACTATGATGGCAATCTGAAGCGCCAGATGCGCCAGCACGGCTTCACGGTCAAGCTGCAATTGACTGATAAGACGCGCGAGGCGCTACAGGCGTCTATGGGCATGAATGTCGGCTTGATTCGCTCTATTCCGTCGCAGTATCTGGGGCAAGTTGAGAAATATGTCAGCGAGGCGGTTAACGCGGGTTTCGACTTGGCGACGCTGACTAACAACTTGCAGCACGCCTACGGTATTAGTCGGAATCGGGCGAAGTTGATTGCGAAGGATCAATCAAATAAGGCTAACGCTGTTATTGAGAAGGCTCGGCGCGAAGAGTTGAATATCAGGAAGGCAGTGTGGGTGCATAGCCACGCGGCCAAAGAGCCCCGCCAGTCTCACGTTAAGGCAAACAACAAAGTTTTTGAAATTGCCAAAGGCTGCTATATTGACGGCGAGTACATCCAGGCCGGCGAGAAGATAAATTGCGGCTGCGTCAGTCGGTCGATTATTGAGTTCTAGAGGTGCAAAATGGCGACAGTTGATTTAACTCTTAAAGTGAAAACGACAATGCGCATGCGTGCCTACCTGTGGCTTGTTATCGCGTACCATCGAATTACCAGAACCGAGCCCGACTATGACAAGGTTGCAGAAAAAGCGGCTCGCATGATGAAACTGACGGTTGGGTAGGTGCCACCTTAAATGAACGAAAAACTTGCATTGGATAGCCAGCGCTCCAAAGACGAGTCTGGGCATTTGAAGGTCGCGAGAACGATCCTCTCAAAAGCCGCCGTAAACCCCTATTTCGGGCGCGAGATCCCCGACCATCTGGAACTTGGCCTAGACCCCGATAAAGTCTACAAACTGCTGCGCGACCCGTCCGCACTGGAAAGCGGCGCGGATACGTTCAAGGGCAAGCAACTGCTGATCAAGCATGAGTATGTCGATAGCAAGAAGCCCGAGAAGGAACTTGTCATCGGC